GATTTTATAGGCCCTTATAGAACTTGGTTAAGAAGTAGTAAGAGTAAAGATTTTAGATCCGCATTTAATGTAAACCCATTAGATGAGGGGGATCATTTCCATGTACCATTTTACGATATAGATCCTGAGAGTCTTCCAAGCGATGAACTAAAAGCTCATTATTGGAATTACTCAAATATGTTTGATAATTTAGCTAAACCAAACAGTAGAGGACAAATGAGAATAAGTATGAATCCAACTCATTATAATATGGAGCAATTAACAAATCTAGTAAAAATTGATCCAATACAAATTACTGAAATCCCTAACCCAACTCTTTCTGAACTAGCACAACCTATAAAAATAGATCCTATAGAATTACCAGAAACAGAAGATCCTAATCTTTTACAAAAGATAGGAATGAGTTTAGGATTAAGAGAACATGGTGGACCAAATAAAGGTTGGGCAAAAAGAGTAATGGAAATGGGGTCAACTACTGAGTCTAGTATGATTTCTCAGCCAGCAAAAATTCAGCAGTTAATGGCTAATGTAGATATGGTACAACCACAAAACGATCCTACTAATACTAATTTTGTAGGTCCAGTTATGCCTGAATGGATACAGGATTTAGGAAAAGAAGATGAAGAGGTTACAAAGTTTAAAGTTAACAAATCAGGTTGGGCAGATATAGAACACTATAGAGAAAATAAAGAAGATAATAAATTTATTATGGGGACACAAGATCTTTTAATTGATAATGGATTTAGAGTAAAAGCTGATGGATTGTGGGGCAATCAAACTTATAAAACTATTAATAAATATTTAGTTAATGAGCAACTAGATAATTATAAATTTCCAAACTTTACTCAAGACCAATTTTTAGATCAGATTTGGAAAGAGTCTAATGGAGATAATTCTAAAATATCTCCAAAAGGTGCAAGAGGTATTACACAGTTTATGCCTTCAACATTTGAATGGATGAAAACAAAAGGATGGATTCCAGAGACAGCTAGGATTACAGATCCTGCAGCTTTACAATTAGCTCAGTATAAATATATGGATTATATATATGAAAATAGAGATAATGTAAAATCAGCACCAAACAAAGCAGAAAGACAAGCTAGAGCTTTTGCTGCGTATAATATGGGTACAAAGAATTTTGATTTGTTTTGGAGTAAATTATCAGCTGAAGATAAAAAAGCAGGTTGGAAAACTTGGTATAAAAAAGCAAACAAAGAATCAAGTTTATACGTATTATGGATGATGGATAAAGATGAATATAAACGATTATATGATATACCAGAAAAAAGAGGATCAATAACAACATCTAAATGGTTAGACGTTGCTTACGGTTATTCATCTTGGAAAAAGACTAATCCTATATACAGATATAAATAAAAAGCTATAATAAACAATAAAAAATTTATTTTTTTCCTGTAAAAGGTTTTTTTGTATTAGAAATTAAATATATTTTTGTCGAATTCATAAAATTAGATAAACTATGTCAGAAAATAAAACGAATAATCCACTTGACGGATTTAAAAATTTAGCAGGCGATATTATGCCTAGCGAAGATTTAGAGATTAAAGATGTAGCAGAAGTCCCAACAGATGATACAGATATTATGGGATCTGATACAGGGATCAAAGATTTAACAGGAAACAATGATCTCGAAACTACGGAAGTAGAAAACATGGATGATAAGGAAGAAGAAACTAAAGAAGAATCAAAAGAAGATCTTTCTGTAGATAACCTTGAAATCGCTTATAAAGAAGAAATGGGAGAAGAGGAACCAGCTGAAGAAACAGTTGCTGAATCTGATTCTGAGGAAGTATCACAACTTGGGGTACTTGCTAACTATCTAAAGGAGGAAGGAGTTATTGATTTTGAAGATGAAGAATTTGAAGACACAGAAGATGGAATCAAATCTTTAATAGAAAACGAAATCAAAAAAGGTATTAATAAATACAAAGAAGACCTTCCAAGTTTAGCACAAGAGTTCATTGAATATATTGATAAAGGAGGAGATCCTCAAAATTTTGTTAAAGCTACAAGCGATGTAGATTTTAGCAGAATTGAAAATAAAATGATTGAGGGTAAGGAGAATTTACAAAAACAATTAGTTGCAGAACTAATGAGAAGAGAAGGTTTTTCACAAGACGAAATCCTTTCAGATATTCAAGATTTTGTAGACGGTGGTTTGATAGAAAAGAGAGCAACTCGTGCTCTATCTAAATTAAAAGCTATGCAAGCTAACCAAAGAAAAGAATTACTTAAGTCTCAAGAAGAAGCTTCAAAAGCTAAAGAGGCTGAGTATAATAATTTCCTTACTAGTCTTAAAGACGATATTGATTCAAGAGAAGAAATCGCTGGGTTCAATATTAGTAAGAAAGTAAAAAAGGATTTCTATGATTATATAACTAAACCTGATAGAAAGACAGGAAAGACAAGATTAGTAATGGATTCGGAAGCTGATCAAGATTCTCAGCTTAAGATGGCTTGGTTATATTACAATAAGTTCGATTTTAGCAAGATTGAAAAAAAGGCTAGAACAAAGGCAACATCTTCACTTAAGGCTTCTCTAGAAAGAGCTTCTAATATTTCTACAAAGAAATTAAAAAGCAAGTCTAGAACTAAAGCTACAGGTAATGATATTGATTTCAGCTTGTTTGAAAACGCGCTTAAAATTAAATAATGTTTAACTAAAAAAAGAAAGTGAATGGCTATAAACGGATTGCAACTTTACAAGACTAAGTGGCACTCGGGATTAACCCAACAGAATCACCTTTCGTCGGCATATTTGACTGAGCCAGAAGTTATGAGTACTTTGGTTACTCGTATTTTTGGTATGCAGGGAGCAAACCCAATCCAATATCTAACTAGTGGTATGGGTAGATCTACTGAGATTGGAAACAGAGAGTACGACTGGCACTTACAAGGAGATGATGAAAAGGCAGTTCCAGTGACTGGAAACTTAGGAGACGGTGGTGCTACACCAGGTCTCAACAGAACAACTTTCCGAGTTAAGTTCGGAGAAAAATGGTTCGCTAACCAAGAAGTATTGGTTGCGGATGACAGAGATTACAGAGTTAGAGTAATGGAAGATCCATATTTTGATGGATCAGACTGGATCTACACGTTAAAATTAACGAGTCCAGACCCAACGAAATTCATGGATCCACTATTGATTGATGCAGGTTCTCAGTTCTCGAAAGAGTATACTACAGTTCCTGAATTCTCAACTGGTGGTAACACGACTTTCAGCGCTCCATTTAAAATGAGAAATCATTTATCGACTCTAAGAAAGTCTTATACAGTAACAAGATCAGCAGCGACTGATGCACTTGTTATTCAACTAGCTGACCCAGCTAACCCAGGTAAGAAGTCTACTGTGTGGACTAGATACGCTGAGTGGGAAGCTATGAGCCAGTGGTACAGAGAAATTGAAAGATCATACTGGTACTCAACATTCTCTTCTGACGCTAATGGCGTTACAGATATGTTAGGTAACAACGGTCTTCCAGTTTATGAAGGTGCTGGTATTAGAGAGCAAATTGCTCCAGCAAACAGAAGATATTACACTGATTTATCAGAAGGTATTATTAGAGATTTCTTAATTGATTTATCTTACAATGTAATGCCTGAGTCTTCAAGAGAGTTTGTTGCGTTTACAGGTGAGTACGGATTCGCAGAATTCGACAAAGCTATGAAAACAGCAGCATCAAACTGGACTCTTGTAGATTCTACGTTTATCACTGGTAGCGGGCAAAACTTGTCTTTAGGTGGACAATTCAAAACTTACCTAGGATTAAATGGTACTAAGATTACTCTTAAGCACTTACCATTATATGACAACACAGTTATCAACAGACAGTTACATGCTGATACTGGAAGACCATTAGAGTCTTACAGATTCACATTCCTTGACTTTGGTATGGCTGGTGGAGAATCAAACATCCAAGCAGTACATAAGAAAGATTCTAAGGATATGATGTGGCACACTGCTGGTTCTGTAGATCCATTTGGAAATACAGCTAAGTCTGTTAACACAATGAGATCTGATAATCTTGACGGTTATTCAGTTCACATGTTAACTGAGTGTGGTGTTATGATTAAGAATCCTATGGCTTGTGGTGAGTTGATTTGTACTAAAGCAGCTCCTAATAGCTAATTAGTGTTTAATAATTTAAAAATTTATCATGACAGATAGAAAAGGAAAAGTAATATTGAAGGCTTTAGAAAGACAATCTTGGTCTGGTTTTCATAGATTTCCAAAATGTAAAGACACGGTCATAGCTTCTCTCGGAAGAGGAGGCTATGAAACCGGTCTTACAGAAAAGGAAGCTACGAGTCTAGAAAAAGAATTGCAGATGAAGCCGGGTACTTTAGGTAAGTACTCAGAGTACTGGAGAGACTATACAGTTATACTTAACGATAAAGACAAAACGTTAATATTGGAAAGACCAAGAGATTTTATTGATTATAAAATTTTAATGTCTAGTAAACGTGTAGCTAATTCAGTTAATAATTTACAAGATTGGCCAAAAGCAGAATATGTATTGTATGATGCAGAAGAAGATGCTAAAAAGGATAATCTTAAAATTAAAGAAAAAAGAAAAGCTTACAAGCAGTTTAACTCTATGACATCAACTGAAATGCGTAATGTATTAAAATTAATGGGTAAGAAGTCAGAAAATGCTTCAGATACATTAATTGAAAATACACTTGCAGACATTTTAGATAAAGATCCAACGAGTTTTAACGAGGTGTTAGCTCAACCTGATTTCAAACTTCGAGTATTTGTCGAAGATCTTAGAAGTATTAATGCTCTACGAGTGAGAGGTGGTCACTACATGTTCGGTGATAGTGCTATTGGTCACGACTTAGAATCAGCATTAACATACTTAAAAGATCCAAAGAACCAGGATATAGTACTTTCGCTAAAGTCAAAACTTAAAGCAAGTAAAAAATAATGACGTTAGCAGAAATGCACATAGAATTCAAGGTGGGGTTAGATAAGACAGATAGTCTTAACTACCCTAACTTTGAACCTGAAGAAATCGATATTTGGCTCAATAGGGCCCAAGATCGTTTTGTAAAGACGCGTTATGTACATAACAATAAAACAGAGACATTTGAGGAGACGCAAAAACGTACAGATGATTTAAGAACTATTGTAACTGAGGTTACTTTAATTCCGTCTGCGACACAAGTTCCAACTAAGCCAAATGGAATTCTATTTGATTTACCGAATGGAACATTAGGTCCGGATATTTATTGGTTCGCCATTAACGAAGAATGTGAAATTCGTTATGAAGACTGCAATGGCAGTTGGGTAGACGAAAGAACTGGTGTTTATGCAACAACTCATAATGACTATGATAAAATGGTTGATGATCCATTTAATAAACCTAACAAAGATGTTGTCTTAAGGTTAATGCATGGAACATGGGCTGAGTTAATTACAGATGGGTCTTATACAATAAATCGTTATTTTTTGAGATACGTAAGACAACCGATTAGATTGGATATTGTTACTTTTCCAACTATGTCTTGTGAATTAGCAGAACATACCCACGCAGAGATTGTGGATATGGCTGTTACACTGGCATTAGAAAATATAGCAAGTCCAAGACTTCAGAGTCATATGATCACAGAATTTAACCAAGAATAAAAAAATTGTTTAATTTAAAAATTATGAGTAATGGCAAGACATGAAAATTACAAGATTCTTATCGGTAAGAGTGTAGCAAGAACTGCAGGAGCAACTGTAGCTACATTAGCTGACGGTGAGATTGCGATAGTAAAGTCAGACATGACTGTACTAGCTCCAGCAGAAACTATTGCGGATTCGGAATATGTTTACATTGTACAAGGTACAACAGGAGCACCAAGGTTCTCGGCAAAAATCCAAGGACTACAAGTTGAAAAGTGGACTGGAACTAATTATGCAGCAGCAGTGCAACAAGTAGCACAAGTAGGTGCAGTTGCAGCAGGTGCAGGTTCTATTAACTTAGTAAACTCAACTGAATACGTATTCTCTATCATCTTTACATTTGATAAAGTAATCGGTTCTGAAAGACAATTAGTAAGAAGATTTTACTACACTTCTGACGCAACAGCTACACAAGCTGAGATTTCTGCGGCTATGGTTGCAGCAATCAATGCAGATGATTACGCTAAAGATTTAGTAGTAGCAGCTCAAACTACAGGTGCAGTAGCAACTGATAGTGGATTTACTGTTACAGCTTTAGCACAACCTTATGCTGTAATTGACGGTTATGAGCAAGTAACATTTAAGTGTGTACTAGACGGAGGTTTCTCTGATGGTGGTGTAACTACTTACGATGAAAACCAAACTGCTCCAGTTTATGGATCAGGTACATTCGAGCACATTTCTGACTTAGAAAGAGCAGCGTTAGGATACGATGGTGTAACTAACTTAATGAGATTCCCAGTTCCTTCATACCCAGTGTATGCAGCAGCTGCGAACTACGTAGTATACGCAATATCTCATTCTGATAGACATGCTACAGCTAATCTTAACAAAGATGGCTTAAGCCCAGAAATGACATTGGTAGCAATACCTACTGGTGCAGCACAAAAAGCTAACTTCCAAAATGAGGCTAATCCTTGGTTTGCAAGTTGTCCAGGTGCGTTTGCAGCTTTAGCTCTAGTATAGAGTAATAGTTATAATATATATGTAGATATAGAGGGGAGAAATCCCTTCTATATTTGCGTATTTAAATTAAAAAAGTATATGAATGGCCGGAATAACAAAAGTAGATTTTAGTGTACATGAAGCATGTGATTATAAAAGTATAATTTTTACAGATACTACAGGAACGTATAGTCAATTTTACCCAGGAGGATGGGGTACTCCAAATTATGAACTAAGTGATGTAATAGATGTAGAGCTTATCGTTACTACACCAAGTGGTGAAAAGTATATTTTAGATATGGGTATTATTTCTCCAGATCTTCCTAACGGGAATAATGGACAATTTAATATACATATGGGATTACTGGGCGGTACAGCTGGTACAACTGTAGTACAAGGTATTTATGAATTTGAATATAGAATACTAGTAAACGATGGTACAGCAGGAGGATTCTTAATTACAAAAAGAAAATATGGATTAATGTCTAGTGTAATTAAATGTTGTGTACACCAGATGTTAGCTAATCTAGATATATGTGATGATTGTCCATGCGGAGAAGACAAATCAAATGCTCTTGAAGCTTACACTCTTTATAAAGCCATGTTATATGCTTATACATGTGGTAGTTTAACTAAAGCTGCTAAGATGGCAAAGCAAGTAAATAAATTGTGTAACTATAAAGGAACTTGTGCATCTTGCACTTCCTAAATAAAAGAGTAAATAATGGCATGTGAAAATTGTGAAAATGGATGTATAAATCCAGGAAATTGTGCAGCTGATTGTCCAACTGCTAATGCGTGTGATATACCTGTAGGAGATGTAGGTCCTCAAGGACCACAAGGCCCGCAAGGCCCTCCTGGTGTAAATGGCACAGATGGTGTTGATGGTCAGGATGGAGCAGACGGATGTTCCTTAACCGATGTATATATATCAGACGGATTAGATGGTAATACACCTGGAGATATTATTGTAACTACAGGTACAGCAGCGCCATGTCCAAATCAATATAATGCAGGTAATATTATATCTACGATCTTAGGCCCCGGGGGAGCTATCCCTGCAGGAGTAATTGTAATGTGGTCAGGACCAGTAGCAACCATTCCAAATGGGTGGGCTTTCTGTGATGGGAATAACGGAACGCCAGATTTAAGAGGACATTTTATAGGAGCTTATGGACAGCTGGGTGCGCATGCACCTTTTAACGTATTAGGAGGACAAGGAGGATCTTTTAATGTAAATCTACAACCAAACCAAATTCCAGCACATACACATTCAGGCGTAGGTCTTACTGTTACGTCTGTGGTTAGTAATGATACACACTGTCACAGAGTTTACACAAGAAATTCAGGAACGGCAGTAGGACAGCATAGAGATGCGGAGTATGGTAGGGGTGGCGACCGTCAGTTAGCAAATCCAGTAGGTGGCGGATGTAATACTAATAGCCATACTCACAATCATAGTGTAGTTAACACAGTAGGAGGACAAACAGGAGATGGTACTCCAACATTAACCGCACCTAGTGGGGCTAATGTAGATATTACAAATAAATATTATGTATTAGCATTTATTATGAAACTATAATGACACAGAAAGCATCTACTACAGTAATAACAGAATATGATATAACTTATAGATTAAATAAGTTAAAATGCTGTTTTGCAACAAAAGCAGCTGAGCTTGTTGATAAGCAACGCTTTGGAAAAGAATGTAAAGACGAGCTATGTAATTTAAAATTACTAGGAGCTTACATTGAAATCATTGAATGTTATCATCCACTTCCATGTAATTGTTACGATGAGTGGGTATCTGATGGTAGTGTAATCTGGACAGAGAATTATGGAACTATTCCATACGGTAAAGTCCTTAAAGTTATACCTAGAGCAAACGCAAATCCAGGAGAATATTTATATATGAGATGGCAAGGAGTTGCACCACTGACTGTTCCTATGTCTACATGCGCAAGTCCTGGTGGATTTAAAACACCATGTTTTGTAGGACTACATGGTATTGGGCCAGCTACTTGGAGTGTCTGCGGTCATACAAAACAAGCATGGGAAGCGAGAGGAAGTTTAATATGGGATGAATCAGTTACCTATAATTATGGAGATATTGTTAAATTTATGGGAGGAGGTATTGGAACTAATCAAACAAAAAGAGGTAAATATTTTATTTCTATTGCTGAACCTAATCCTATGAATCAAGGATTCCACGAAAGTGGGCATTGGGTAGAATTAAAGTGTTATCCTAAACAAGAAGTATAAATTAAAAATATAGTAGAGAATGTCAGATTATTCAAAATGGTTTACAGGAGATGGTATAATTACAGATACTACAGGTGGACTAACACCTCCGGGTAACGATCTAGTTCCTGATGCAGACGCAAATTATTCTAGTGCTACAATTACAGCAAGTTCAGCTATGACTGTTGGTTCGGGTGCTACGCAGGTGACATATGCTGCTGGAGATATTTTAGCTTATACTGATGGTAGGATTATATATAATTCTTTGAATAATGTTATGGCTGGAGACTCAAACACAGGAGGTGTAAGAAGCATGCCTCAATCTGTTTCTATTGTAAGAGTTCCAGATGTATTATGTGATGTTTTTGATCGAACAGAAAATGCTAGAGGTAAATTATTTTGGGTTTTTAGTAATGCGTATACAGGAGGTATACGAGTAGGATTAATTGATTTTACTGGGACTAACGGTAGAGGTGTTTTTTCAAATTATGCTAGTTCTGGTATGACTCCTTCAGGAGGAAATGTAGGTACTCTTAAAGGTTCAGAAATAGGTATTGATGGTCGTATGCTTGTAATATGTAAGCCAGAACAAAAAGGAACTGAACCTACATATATTGGAGGGTTTTGGATTATAGCAAGAAGCGCTTTTGATAGAGGAGAAGGAGCTGGAGGATGGCTTGATGAAGGATGGAGAGCTTGGGCAGTTAATGCAATAAACACGTCAAATAAATTTCCAGTAATTGATGCTGGATTACCTTTAAGTCCTACAGTTACAGCAACAGGAGGAATATCATATAATTATTCTAATAATCTTACAGACGCTCCAGCACATGGTATATTATCAGCAACTCCTACAGATGGAGTTGACGGCGTAAGTACTGCCGTAAAAGATTATAAAGTTGCTACTATTTGGAGAGATGGTATAGGAGATCCCTCAGACCCAAATGTTGGTCAAGTAGCAGATAGGGTTGAGGTTTGGAGTTTTGATTCTTCAACCGGAGCTCTTTCTAATCCTACATTTACATTCACAGGAGGTAATGATAATAATGGCCCGCTAGGATGGCCACACCCCGCAGGAGCAGAGTGTAGGTATTACAATATGTATACATGTTGGTCTCACAATAGTACAGATACTGATGCTATTCTATATTCTGGTGCTTTTTCAGCAGCTACTCCTACTACCGATGCTAAATTAAGCTTAAGATATTATGAAATAAATAATTTAAATGTATTTGGTACAAACGGGCTTATAGATGTAAATGATCCTGCAGGAGATAATATATGGACAGGAGAGACTAATAATAGTAGAATTATTGGAGGTATATGGAGAGATCCTAATAAGGCAGGAAGAATATTTGTATCTACACCTAGAAAAGAAGGTAATCAAGTTGGAGCAGTAGGTGTTAATTCTATGACATGGAGTACTGACTATCCAGAGATATGGGGATTTGATAATGATTTACCAAATGCTATACAACATGTTATTTTAGAAGATGCAGATGATCCACAAAATGCTACTATTTCAACAGTTGGTACACTTGAAGATGTTACATATTATAGATACGGAGCACCTCAATTTGTTCCTTGTTCTGTAGCAGCATCATCATCTAATCCTCCTTTATACTTTGAAAAGTGCCCTCAAAAAACTTATTTTATAGATACTGCTAATGATATATGGACAGTAGATATAATGAATCCTACAAGTATTGTAAATAGGGTTACAAATATTCCTTTAGATACTTTTTCAGGATTTAATACAAACCAATATACAGATATGACACACATCTGGGATCTTGGTGCATCCTCTAATCAGTTATTTTATTGGAGGTTTAATCAAAAAATAAATGTATTAACTAACAAAGTTGAAATTACTGGAGCAAATTTAGCATTGTGGGACGTTACAAAAATGCGTTTTGCTCATATAAGTTGGACCTCAGCAGGAGGAACACCAACAACTACACCATTAACTTCTGGGCTTTGTAGCAGAGAAAGATTCTTTGCACAAAAAGCAGGATCAACTACTTTGTATGCTTTTGGTGAAATTAATACTACCGCAAATACTGCAAGTGCTTATTCAGCTCTTAGTCAATTAGATGTTAGTACTGCATTTGGTGGAGCTATAGCAGCTAAACCATTAATAGGTGTAGCAAGTCAAAGAGACGTAGATTTAACAAGTACAGATAATAGTTATATAGCTTTTGGTGATAGAATAGTTATATTTAATCATTTAACAAATGCTTATAGTATTGTAACAGCAGCTGCAAATGGAACTATAACTTCCTTAATACTAATGCGTGTAGGAGGAGGTGTTTATCTACATGTAACATCAGGAGCGCCAGGATCTCAAATTATAGAAAGAGCAGATATTAGTGGAGGTACTGGTATGACTTGGTCCACACATAGTACAAGTATAGTTACTGATCCTGGATCATTTGCTTGGACAACACAACCTGTAGGAGCTACACCATGTAATG